GACCCCAAGACACGAACAACCCTGGTACGAATCACGCCTGCTCAATAACAAGAAACCCAGCCCCATCACCGAAGAGGAACGAACAAGCATCACCGACGAGAACCGCCGGCTCATCGAGGAGTCGGCCAGTATCATTGCCATCGGCGTCAAACGCGGATGGATATCCTTCCCGGCCAAGACCGAAGCCGAGACCTGGGTGCCATCGCCAACCGGTACCCAGCCACCAGATCCTCTCAGCATGATCTGGCCAGAATCCTGACAACCCCGTAACAAGCAACGAATCAACGACATGACAACGCTCCAACGAGCGAGCCTTTGGCTTTCCAAGGTTCCGCCAGCCATCTCCGGATCCGGTGGCCACAACGCCACCTACACCGCCGCAGTCGGTCTCGTCCACGGCTTCGGCCTCTCCCATGTGGACAGCCTCACACTCCTCGAAGAGTGGAACAAGTCCTGCCAGCCACCGTGGAAGGCCACAGAGCTGGCCCACAAGCTCCGGGAAGCCTCGTCCCGCGCTCACAATAAGCCTAGGGGCCATCTGCTCGAAGCCGGGGGATCATCACCCTCCGGGTCATTCGACATCAGCAGGGTGACATTTAAGAAGCCGGTGGCCGATCCTGCCCCGGTGCCAGTTCCATCGCTCAGCCCCACCCCTCCCGATCCACAAGCCAGCGAGTTCCGGCGGTTCATGCAGACCGCGTTCGCGGCGACCGAGGTCGTCTGCATCTGCGACGCTGTCGAAGAGGGTAGGCCAGTCAGTGCCGGCTCCTTCATCACCATCGAGGAATGGCTCAACCGCTTCGATGATCCCCAGTCCCGCATCCTGTCCCCCGAGCGCGAGGGGATATTCGTCCGCATCAACCCATTCAGGCCCAACCTCTACAGCGGCAGCGACAACGATGTCAGCGCGTTCCGCCATGTCCTGGTCGAGTTCGATGACCTCCCCAAGCCCGAGCAGGAACAACGCCTCCGGGACTCTGGCCTACCCATCACCGTCCTCATCGACTCCGGGGGCAAGAGCATCCACGGTTGGGTCCGGGTAGATGCTCCCAACCGAAAGGAATGGGACGCCCGCCGGGATCTCATCTACTCCGCCATCCCCGGCATCGATGCCAAGAACAAGAACCCGTCGCGCTACTCCCGCCTACCCGGCGCATGGCGAAGCCCGACATCCCAGCAACGGCTGCTGGCCACCAGCCTCGGTGCCGCATCATGGGAGGATTGGCTCACCAACCGGGAGACCGATGATGATCAGTCCACGGTGGTCACCGTCAAAGACCTCATCAACTTTGATCCGACCAAAGATCCGGACAACCTCATCGGCAAACGCTGGCTCACCCGCGGCTCCTCCATGATCATCAGTGGCGGCACCGGCATCGGGAAGTCATCCATGATGATGCAGATCGTCATCCGCTGGGCTCTAGGCAAAGACTTCTTCGGAATCGCTCCAGTGCGCCCACTCCGCATCGGTATCGTCCAAGCCGAGAATGACAAGGGCGACCTCGCTGAATCCTTCCGGGGAGTCGTCCAAGGACTCAACATGGGCGTCAGCGACATCGGTATGCTTCAGGAGAACCTTCACTTCCGCACCGAGTCCGTTCGCACCGGTGATCAGTTCCTCGCCTACGCTCGCCGGTTCATCACACGCTCCAAGCTAGATGTCATCATCGGAGATCCCCTGTTCTCCTACTTCGGCGGCGATCTCAGCGACCAGGGCGAGGTCAGCGTCTTCCTTCGCAACAAGCTCCAACCCATCCTCCACCAGACCAAGGTCGCTTGGATCTGGATGCACCACATCGGAAAAACCCAGCGCAAGGACGGCGAACCGCTCACCACCATGGAACTGGCACACGCAGGGTTCGGAAGCTCCGAGCTTGCCAATTGGGCGCGGGAGATCGCGGTCCTTGCAGAAGTAGGCCAATCGAAGCCTAGACGCTTCCAGCTAGCCTTCTGTAAGCGGGGATCGCGTCTCCCGGCCAACACACTCAACCTTCAGCACTCTCCCAGCGGGATCGTATGGGAAAAGTGGAATCCGATGATGATGACTGGGGCGCAACTGAAGGAGGAGAAGCCGTATCAGACCCGTAAAGGGCGACGCGCATAGCTCGGAACCATTCCTCCGGATCAGCCGCTTTCTCTTCGGGGGGAGCGGCTTGTTGCTGCTCGGGCTTAGGCTCCGGATCCACATCTCCCACCTCATCGTCGGCCTCCTCCTCATCCCTCCTACCACCCTTGCGACGGCGCAGCGAGACCATCTCATGCTTCACCTTCCGAAGCTCCGTTCTCAATGAAGATATATCACGCTTCAGCTCTGTAACAGTACTCATCAATAGCGATATCTTGTCCACCTCCTCAATGGGCATCCAATCACATCCACGCCACTGACGATGAATACGATCGTATATCAATACCGCGCTCTTCAGGTGGCGCATCGAATCAAACGCACGGAGCGCACGGCCCAGTTCACAGCGGAGATTCTCGCGGATGTAGTTCACAACATCAGACCGTGTGGGGTCGGCATCGTGCCTCATCGGCGGCATCAGGCGGAACATGGCGCGGAGGGTGGAACCATTCTCTAGGTAACTCATGGGACGAACAAGGTAGCTTCTCCCGGGACGCCAGTCAACTATCCAAAAGGAAATTCAAATGGTGGTAGCAGGAAGTTCCCAGCCCCCCCCGCTATCTCCCCTAAAAGGGAGTCTTAATACTCCCTTAAAAGGGAGTCAATAAATGCATCGCCGCAACGCTCTGGGGGGCTCTAACGGCCCCCCGCTGCGGCGGCATTTATTGAGGAACCCCCGACTGATTGCGAAGTATCCGTGTGGGTGGTTGTGGTGGTGGATGGAGGATAGTGATTGCTGGAGCGGGAAGGGGGCTAGGAGCGCGTTTGATGGCGGAAGTGACCTTGGATCTGATTCGGGGGTTGGGACCGCTTAGAAACGAAAATCCCCGGATGGGGGTCCGGGGGGGTGCTTGGAGGGGGTGGAGATGGGGTGATTGGCCTACTCTTCGAGCGGGGTGTTTGGAATCACCGTGATGTAGTAGCCATTTTCGTAGAGCGGGCTTCCAGGTAGGCAGTGGGAGACACGGTGTTCAGCATCGGAGTCCGGGGTATCCTTGGACCAGCCGTGGATGTGATGAATTCGGCAGTATGGACACCATACCTGAAGCAGGTTCCCGGTCCTCCTTCCAGCGAGAAGCGGCCACGCCTTCTTGTTCCATCGTTTCATTGGCCCACCTCCTCCCCAAGGAAGAAGTCCTCCTCCCGCTCGTTCATGGTCACACCATCAGCCCATGTCAGGCCGGTCATCGATTCGTTGTAGTCGAAGCGGATCAGGAACTCCCCGATCTTCGGGGCATGGATCACCCGATACCCCTCGTTCTTCCAATGCACCGTCTTCCCAGCCAGTACCGCGGACTTGATCTCTTGTACTTTCATTGGCCCACCTTCACTCCCTCGATGAGATGGTTCCACTCACGCACACGCTGGCGAGCTTGCTCAATCGCAAACTCCCACTCCTTCTCCTCACGCCACATTCCACGCACCACCTGCGGCCTGATTCCAAGATCATGCAGCCGCACCATCTCGCACAATATCTCAATCGGACTCATAGCATTCCTTTCGTTACACCACCGCACCATGCGGCGATGGGCGCAACCTACCGCACCATCTCCATCGTGGTCAAGAGGGAAAATACCGCACCATGAAGATTTCCTGTACCCCGGTTTCCGAATTTGGATTTCCGAATTCCGAAATCCGTATGGCGTATGGGGGATCTGGAATACCGCACCATGTACTCGGGGACCGCGGGGGCGGGCGCGGGGCGCGGGCGGCGGATCCTGGCGGGGTGTAACGGGGTTGGACATGGCGTGTCGTACCCTGGACTGCTATGTAAATAGTGGGGTGGGACATTGGATGTCCTGGGGGTCAACCTGGAGGTCAAGTGTGAAATCCTGGCAAGGGGACAAGGGGGACAAGGAAGGAGGGGGACAAGTGACCAGTGGCCAGACTAGGAAGGGGGAGACTGGCCCACTAGGAAAGACAAGCGGGGCGGGGCGACACTATCGGGGCAAAAGAAAACCCCGCAGGGGGGAACCTACGGGGCTTGATGAACGGCTTGGATTAATTACCCGCCAAGGCCGATAGAATGAGAAGCAGAGTGAAAAGGAGGCAAAGCCCAAGGTATCCTAGGACACGCAACAGGGGTTTCACAGTGCGGCCTCCCAATTCTCCTCGATCCATTGATGGATTGTTTCGACTGTCTCGTCGCAGTCGCAGTGGACACCGCATCCCCTTGGGTTCTGGACACGCTCAAAGCGGATTTCCACAAACTCCTCGAAACGGGATTCGATCATCTCTTCGAGGTTGTCCAAGATTCGGGACACGTCACGGGCAGTCGCGGAACTTCCCCAATAGGACGGCTCCGTCGGGAGTTGGATTAGGACGGTATTCATGGTGTCAAAAGGACTGGATGACCACACCTCCGGTGAATTCGACGACTTGCGTGTGATCACGGAGCCAATCGAGGGCCTCAGGCTCGCAGTCCGTGTCATCACCGCATACTTCCCCGAAACCGTACTCCTTAGCAGCCGCAAGCGCGGAGGGGTACTCCGCCCATTCGCAGCAAATCCCAACGGGATCAAGTTCCAACTCCACTCCGCAGTTTTCCTCGTAGGATTCGAGATAATCGAAAAGAGCGAAAAGAGCGGGGCGGCTGAATTGGGTTTCCCTCCCGCATAGGCGGAAGGATTCGACGAACTGGTAACTGGTAACAGTGGTTTTCATATTGTTTGAATCGGGCAGCGATTGCCCGCCAAATCCCACCGGATGACCGATGGGACCAGACGGGAAATCAGCGGCGGCGGATTATTCCCGCTGCAATCATTGCCTTGCGCCAGTACTTAGCGCGGCGCGCAGGGTTTTCCCGCGCATAATGAAGCGATTCTGTCGTTTCGCTTGCGTCCCGATAGTCCGTCTCAGGATAGGACGAAAGCCACTCGAAAGCCTCGCCTCGCGCGGGATAGCATGAGGGATTGGGGTGCTCGCGCATGAGGGAAACCAACTCTCGGAAGGTAACCGCCTCGGATTCGGTGATGAAACCGGATTCTGCGGATTCTCCGTCCTCAGCGGATTCTGGCGTGACTACGTCAAAGGTTCGGGAAATCAGAATCATGATTCCTCCTCCTCGGTGACAAGCTCCTCGCCGGATTCAATGGCCGTCCAGATATCCGCCCACACACATTCAAGCTCCGTCGAAACTTGAAAGAGTGCCTCGGTGACCTCAGCGGGGAACAAATCCGAGTTTTCCCCGTCCATTCCCCGATACCTGAAGGACTCAGCGGCGGCGGTCATGAATGACAGAAGAGTCTCGAAAGCGGATTCAACCGACTTGCAAAGCGGGGACAAGCGAAGTCCGGTGACCTTATGCTCGCCGAAGGGACCGTCCAGAATGAAGCCAGACGGGGACAAGCTCACGGTGATTTGCTCCGTCCCTTGGCCGACTGTAACGGCGGGAAGGAGTCGGGACGAAATCATGAAAGGAGCGCGGAGGATCACAAGTCACCTCCCGCCGTGATCGCTTTGGAAATCAGAACATCAAACTCAGGCTCAAAGGAGGACGGCCACTTCGGCAGTGGGACAACCTGATTTGTGTGATGGCGGAAAACCCAGACTTCATGCTCCCACTTAGAGTCACGCTCGCAGGAAGTGTAGCCAGTGATCCTTTTCCCGTTGATGCGGATGGATGCGGGGACCGAGAAGTAAGTGTCGGCGGTTTCCGCCATTTCAGCAGCGCGGATAACCCCGTCAGAGCAAAGCAAGCGGTGACCATTGCGCGGATGAAGTCCCCAAGGATAGGAACGGGAGACGTGGGTTTTCCCGAGAACGTTCTTTGTGAGGTTCAATTTACACCTCCAACGATTAACTGCGCGATACAGTAGGCTAGGGAACCGAGGACAAGCGCGGTTCCTAGTAGGAACGCAAGCGCGGATAGTAGGTTTTTGAGGGAACGCATAGGTTTTGAAGGAACCGGTGATCGGTTCACGGGAAAGAGAATGCGGCAGGTTACGATAGGAGTCAACAGGAAATTACATGGGAAGATCGAAAGGGATTCACGGGCACACTTTGTGGGGCAAAGTGGGGTGATGGAAAGCGACCAGGTGAAGGAACGGAAAGCGGGAAAGAGCGGGAAGGGGAAGGAACCCATCATTCGTCCTTCCGGTTACGTCAAAAAAAATGGGCCGGATCCCAAGTCCGTCGCGGAAGCCGACTGGTCGCGGGTACTGGATGCGGCTTCACTCGGGATTCCCTTTGAGCGGCTTTGT